GCGTGGATGATGGTCGGGGCCGCGCCGGTCGATTGCGGGACCTTGGCCGCGGCCAACAGGGCCAACGCGCAGGCGTCGGCCCTATCGTCGGCCTGGCCGTCCGGGGCCTTCAGCGTGCTGCCGTCGATACTGGCCAGCTGGGTGAACGTGGCGAACGAGTGCAGTATCGCCTCGCTGTTCTTGAATGCGTCGGCGGCGGCGTCGTATAACTCCGTCTTGCCGCGCACACTCGAAAGCCATCCGGCGTTGCCGTCGCGGCCTCGGGCCAGGTGGATGCCCTTACCGAATTCGCGGAACCAGAGAATCACTGCGTGGCCGTGGTTGTTGCGCTCCACCATGACGGTCGCCTTATTGAACCAGAGGGCGACGGCGTAGGCGTAGGACGCCAGCACGGCCGGTTCGATCTTGCCGGCCAACTCGGCGACTTGCTCACCACTGGCGGCGTCCAGGACGCACAAGGCGCTATCATCGCTGGTGGGGTTGCCCTCGGCGGGATCGGCGCCGATAACGTAGCGGCGGCCCTTCTGGGGCAGCTGGTAAACCGTCAGACCGGGGACGGCCGGGGCGCCGGGGGTCAGAACGAGCGGCGTCTGTTCCTGGTAACACTGCTGAAGCCACACCGCGGGGATCCGCTTGTCGAGCGACCGGGGCGAGAGGGCCTCGGCGTCCGTCGCCGGATACTCTTGGTGCAGATCGTCCAGCGCTCCCGTTTGTGCCAGGATCGTGCGCCGCTGCTCGTCGTACCATTGGGCGGTGCGGTCGGGGCGGGCCTGCCATCCGTGGAACACCGGGTGATAGGTGTTGTTCCCTGCCTTGGCCGCACGGTAGATTTGCTTAAACAGGCTCTCCGGCTGCGACTTGTCGGCGGTGCTGAGAAGTACGAGTTTGCCGCCGGCGTCCACTGTGGGCTTGACGGCGTTCAGCATCTTCTGAAGGTCGGGGACGTAATCCGCCTCGTCGATCACCGCGAGCGTCGCCGTGTAGGAACGGCCGCCGGTGGTGCTGAACGCCATGGCGCGGGAACCGCTCGGAAACTCCATCGCATGCGTCTTGTCGGCGACTAACCTGGTGGTCCGCATCCACGCCGGCAACCGCAAGTACATCTCCCGGAGCCGATAGGCCAAGAGTTCGGCGGCCTCGTCGTCGCGCTTGCTGAAAAGGAGCACGGTAGCGATGGGATGGAAGAGAAGCTGTTGGAGCGTGAAGGCAATGACCAGCCAGGTGAAACCGAGTTGGCGGGCCTTGAGCATCACTAACTCGCGGTGTTCCTGGAGGTCCTTCGCGACTTGCTCCTGAGCTGGCCAGAGGACGAAGCGCACCCACTGACCGCCGCGGTCGTTGGATGCCAGGATGTGGCAGTGGGTGCGCGCGAAGTACGCCAAGCTGTCGCGGCTGCGCTTCACGTCGCACAGCCGGCGCTGGGTTTCCTCGTCAATCTTCTCGTGGCTCGTCTTCATTGGTTTTCTCTTCACGGTCGAGGGCCGCGACCATTTCCTCTAGCGTGGGCAAGAGCGGCTTGCCGCGCTTGCCAGTCAGTTCCATGCTGGTCGCGGGGAACAAGCCGCATAATCGCGCGTCGGAGTCGAGCACGGATAAGGCTGCTCGAACGTCACCTTGTTGCACCGCTGCGCCGTAAAGGTACTCGCGGCGTGCGCGGTGCCGGCGAAGCATCTTTTTCCGCGAAGCGAGCAAGTCGGAAATCATCAGCTTGTCGGCCTTGGCGATGTAACGCCAGATTTGCCCGTCTGAAAGCGATTTCGCTCCTTCCGCCAGCTTCCAAGGGTTCGGCTGCTTGTCGTCTTTTTCTAGCGCCTGCTCGCGCTCCCGAATCATCTCCTTCACGTCCCAAAACGCGGCGCCCTGAAGGCGGATGCCGAGCACTTCCAGGGTGCGCTGCTCAACTTGGGCTTTCGTTGGTCTGGCCATGGCGCGTTACCAATTCGTTGACCCAGCGGGCGTGAAAGTCCGTCAGTCCGGCATCGTTGATGATGCAAAACTGTTCGCGGGCGCTGCCGTTGCTGCAAAGGTTCGCGCTGCCCTGGACGGCGAACCGCGTGCCGTCCGCAAACGCCAGCGCCATGACCTTGCAGTGCGACGGACAACAAGCCGCACGTTGCCCGCGACGGTGAAACTCCTCGACGGTCTCGGTCCAAAGGCCGCCGTTGTGGCATCTAAAAAAGAGGGACGCCACAAGGGTAAGCGAACCGATCTGGCCGGTGTCCAGCCATGCAAGCATCGCCTTGAAGTTGCGGCGGTTGTAGCCGAGTGTGGCAATCCGAGCGCTGTCGCATCGACCCAGCTTGTCGAGCAAGGCGTTTAGCACGTCCGTCATGTCGAGCCGGGCCGTCATGATGGCGTGCAGGCTCTCGCCGGGGCCTGGGAGCACGGCGAGTGTGTCGGCCGCCTCGCGGATGCCGGCGGCGCGGCGTACTTGCAAGCGGAGCAAGCGCGGCCGGGGCAGGTCGCGGCCGTCGTCTTCGTCGTCTTCGTCGGCGGGCCGGCGCCCGAACGCGATTTTGTGCGGCGTGAACCGGGCCACGGGTCATCCTCCGGCCATGCGCCGCTGCCGCGCGACCGTGAGCGACATGCGGCGCTCGAGGGCGGATTCGCGCTTGCCGCCTGAAATGTACGCGGTCCACGCATTGCCCTTGCCGGTCTTCTTGCCGCCTTTTTTGCCGGTCGATTTCTTGGCCATGATGTCGTCTGCCTTTCTTAGAGCGTGGGCAGTTGGCGATACGGCTCGCTCAACTTCTTGACGTTCGTCATGGTCGATAAATGCTTCGCCAATCCGAGCGCACCCATGATTTTGCGCACGGCGTCGAACACTTGGGGTTCCAGGATGGCAACCTGGGCGCATCCGTCGCTCACCACCAACGGCTCCGCGCTGTCGATGGTGCGATTCAATAAATCCTGGCAGTCCTTGGTGCGGCCTTCCAGCAGCGCCTTGGTGGCATCGTGATTTTCTTTCACGAAGCTGTGAATCTCCTTGACGTGATGAAGGGCTTGCTGGTCGTCAGGCGAGCAGACTTCGGAACCGAGACTCGAACGGTAGACGCCCTCGGCGTCCGCAACCTTCTTGGCCGACATGACCAAGTCTTCGGCCCGATGTTCGGCTCGGGCTTTCAGCCGCACAAGTTCAGCGTAGGCTTCCGACTTCTTGAATTTCTCCACCGCCGCGCCGAAATAGCGCTCGGCGGTAACGGTTTGGCCCCCCAAGAATTCGGCGTTGGCTTCGCCGTGGTCGTGAAAGTATGCGACGAGTTCCACGCGAACTCGGCCTTTCTCGATGGCGACGCGGATCGTGCCTTGCGGCTTCGCCGCGTCGTCGGCTGTCACCGCATTGGCTGCGGGGCCTTGCTGGGCAGCGAAGGCTGCGGCCTCGGCTTTGAGTTGCTCGTCAAGTGGTAGGGTCATGCTTCTTTTCTCCGGTGGTTCGTGTTTCCAGTTCTGCAATTTGGGCTACCAGCCGGGCGATGCGTTCGCGTGTGACGTTGGCGACGTTCTTCCACGCGACCTGTCCTTGCGTGTCGCCGACCTGGAAGGCGTCCAGAGCCTCGAAGTCGGCCTGCTCAAGCTCTTCCTGGCACGACACCAATTGGTGTCGCGCCGCGGCCAGCTGAGCCTGGGGGTCGCCGGCGTTGTACGTGGCGCGCGGCGGGGTCTCGGCTGGGTCGATGATCGGCGGGATGGGTCGGACCGGCTGGAATTTGGCCATCGTCGATGCGCTCCTCTCTGGTTCCGTTGCTGCATTCTACCAACGCTTTGCCGAGTAAAGCTACGGCGGCGCAGGCTGCCCCGAGCTTCACGCTCACATCACCGCCCGACGTCGTGAAGCGAGCCACTGCTCGCCGCCGTAGACGCTCACGGCTCCACGCTGAACAAGTCCGGCTCCGGCTTGCGGCGTCGGCGGCGTGGTCCTTCTAAGACCACCGTCCGCAGCTCGGCGCCGTGGATCGCGACGCGCTTCACTTGCCACTGACCGGCGGCGTCCGCATACCAGCCCCAAACCTGAAAGGTGCCGCCATTGCGCAACCAGACGGCTAACGTTGCCAGGGCCTTCGCTTTCTTGACGCGGGCCCCGAGGTTGGCCCTGGTCGTCGCCTGGATAAGCATTACGCCGCGGACGGCGCGATGGACGGCCACAAGGTCAGCAAAGCCAAAAAGATCGCGTCTACGTTGCGCCTGCGCAATCCAGCGCTCGACAACGTCGGCGATGTGGCCGGTGTTGCGGAGAAGTTTCAGGGATCGCGCGGTTGGCGTCATCGGTTTTTTAGCTGCTCACCTGCGACCAATGCGTGCTGTAAATCGACCTTCAAGCGCTGCACGTCGGCGGCGATGCTGCTGGCGCGGCCGGCCAGCTTTTCGGCGGCCCGTGCCGGCAGGTGACCATACTTCAGTTTCTTGGCCAAGCCCGCGGCGGTGGCGGCCAGCTGTTGCAAGAACGAAAGCAACTCATCATGGGCCATTTTCACCTTCATGCAGCAACGTC